ATGCCGTTTTATCGGCATCTACTAATTCAATTAACGGAAAAACTCCATTTTGCTTTAACAAATCGTATATAAATAGCCGGCCTTTTTGAGTCCAATATGTATGCATAATTGCTTCGCCATATCAATTGTAAGTTCATGGTCAGTGATAATGCGTTTAACCTCTCGATTGCCTTCAATTTGAACTCGCTCTTTTTTGAGCGGGTTGAAATCTATACCAACTTCAAAACCATATTCACACATTCGAGGGAACCAATCTTTATATTCTGTTCCAATTTCTAAAAACATATGTAAATCTCTACCACTTACATATTGAGCATTTTCTACAACATTGATAGGTACTAATTGCATTCTTCATACTCACTTTCTTTTAAATGGTCATAATATACTGATTTGTTAACTAATTTAATTGCTTTTTTTAGCGAAGATAACGATTCTCCTACAGTTAGCTCGTGCTCAGACAAAATAGTATAAATGCATGCTGCCATTTCATCTGTACTCATAATTACTTTATGATTATTTGCCATACTTACACCTCCTTAACCACAAGTTGTGGCTCTGATTCGTCAACGATCAATTTAATTGTTTGACTATTAACAGGGATAAAGTCAGTAACAGCTTCCGCGTTATCGATAAACACTGGAGCATTAACTTTATAATAGCTAGTTAATGCATTGATAATGTCTAATCCGACATTAATTCTCGCAGCATTATTCATGCTACGGTATGGCACCCCTTTATAGGTTGTTTCGCAACATTCTTCAACGTTTCCATTTAGCATAACGTTGAACATTTTAAAACGAGCCAATTTAAACCTTGCGTTAATGCTTTCTTCCAACATGTTAACTTTGGCTTTTACGAACTCATCCATAAGATATGATGCCTCATCGAGTTCATTCTTTTCGGTAACAAGTTTTTGCTGTTGGTTTTCCAATTCAATAACACGATTTTCAATATCATCAATCAATTTGAATTTATTCAATTCAGTCTCGAGATTTGCTTTTTTAGATTTCAAAGAGGATATTTCGTCCTCAAGTCTTGCAAGTTCTTCGGTATCTGCACCTGGTTCCTCTTCAATCTCAAGCAAGAATAATTGTGCTTTTAAGTCAGCATATGTAGGATCATCTTCGACATTAGGTTCAGAATACGCTTCATATTCTTCACGTTTAATATCTCGCTCCTTGCTTTGTAGGGTAATGTCATCTATTAATCCGTCAGCTTTCAACGCCATCGTTTTCTGCTGCTCTTCATAATTTCCTTTTAACTTAGCAGCACTATCGATAAGGCCTTTCCATTCTTCAAGCTTTTTAGATTTATTAGCATTAAATTCTGCCTCGAGTTTTTCCTGCTTATCCGCCGGCAATTGCTGCCCGCAAGTAGGGCAAGCCTCTTTACTAAACTGCTGAGAGTTAAATGTGTCGAATTCAGATGTTAGAGTTTTGATGCGTTTGGCTTCTCGCCCAATTTCTTTATCAAGCTCGTTGCTTCTATCCATGCATCTATCTCTTTCAGCTTCAGTCGCCTTTAATTTAGATAGTGCCGTTTCGTATTCGCTGCGCAAATGTTGTTTGCGTTTATGGTAATCGGATAGTATGTCTGAACGTCTGACGTCTAATTGACGATTAATGTCACGAATTTTAGACTGTTTTTCTGTAGCGCTAAAACCGTTTTTAATAATGGCCTTTTGTTTTTCAACATCATCAATGCCAGTTGATAAAGTTTTAATATCACTGATTAGTTTATCTTTATCAGCCATAACTTCAGGTTTATTTCGCACAGCTTCATCAATACGAACCGGAATCATATCAAGTTCTTTATTAATAGCTGTTTTCTTGCTAGCGATAACTTTGCGTTGATCATCAACCGTCCGACCATCTAATAACTCAGCTAAACGTTTTAAATCTTCACAACTATTAATTACAGCAGCATCGTCAATATCCCCGCACATTTCCAAGAGTAATTTGCGACGATTTTGCCAGGAATACGTTTCGTTAAAGTACAATGGATTTGTAATCAATTTGAAGATGTTTTCATCAACCAGAGAATTTACAATCTCTTTGTATTCTTTTTCTTTCTTAGGTACACCATCGACAAAATAGTCTGTCGTATGACCTGTTAAGGTAACATCCCCACCACGAGGGGATGAATACTTTTCACGATATACTCGCTGTAATTCAATCGTCCCGCCGTCATCTAATGTAAAGGTCCCAGTTACTTCGTGATTGACTTTATGGATAGGTTCGCCACCATCCAATGTCTTAATTTCGAAATCAGCCCGATCTAGGCTGTCCTTACCAAAGAGGAGCCAGCACAGACCGTCAAATACAGTCGTTTTACCGGTAGCATTATCGCCACGGATTACAACATCGCCTTTTAAATCTAACGTAAAGGACGTTAATCCTTTGAAGTTAAGTAGTTCTAATTTTGTGAGTTTCATATCATTCTCCTATACAACAGTGGCATCTACATCGATGGTATGAGGTTCAATCTTTAATTGATTGGCCCATTTCATGACCGTCGAGTTAATTTGAGCATTCTTTTTAAGCTTTTCATTAGCAAATAGCTTAGCCTGCACTAAGTCGAACATTTGACGGCCTCTCTTCTTGCCCTTGTTGTCCAATTCTAGGCACGCGATTGGCTTCATTGCATCGTCAGTGACCACCACTATTGCAGTAGTCCCTTTCATGACTCTATCTCGGTATGATCCAACGCAATTTTTTAACCGTTTACCTACAGTCATTAAATCAGCAGCAGTCTTAGGAATCATAAAGTGCATTCCGTTTACATCAGCTTGTAGCTGAGGAATTTCCGGAAGAATTACGTCGCCGTACTCCTGTTTGTTGTAAATATTAACTACAACATCATGGAAGTCTTTTAACTTGCAATTAATATTCCAAACTTGAGCTATATACTTACCATTTATTTGACTGTACATGTTAACAATATCCCTGATATCTGATGCAGTGACATTTAACAAATACCGCAATAAATTTCGTTCGCCATATCGTTTGGAAAGGCCAATCCACATATTAAGTATTTTTTCAGTCCTAACGCCCATATTCTCATCTAAATGAGCTGCATTAATTATTTTTGCAGATACATCATCAAACCCTTTGTCTCGATTAAGCGTCAATATTGTCCTTCGATTATTTTCGTCTTTAAAAACATTCAGCATATCTGATAACTTAACAATCATAGGGTCATTAACCATCATGCTACGCAATAATTTACTATCAGGAGCTCGATGATAAATTCTCAATGCTTCTAAGAATCCGGTCCCCTTTTTAGTCATAGTTAAAATCGAATCATCAAAATGTAGATCTCTTATGGAACCCATCCAATAGCGTGGAGTCCATTTAATGTTGCTTTTAATAATTTTAGTGACAGCAGGCATATCAGGAGCTCTAAGCTTTAAGATCATATTAACCAACATAGAAATCCCATATCCGCCATATTCACTAATCGAGTGCGGAATATAAACATCTTTTACTTTATATCCACACTGTTCTGTTAAGCGCTTTTCAAATATTAGGCGCAGGCTTTTGAGGAGTTTTGCCAAATGTTCTTTATTAACTCCATGTACTGCATACGATTTCCCTATGTACTTTAAAATTGGCATAATCGGATTATTAGAATCACGAATATAATCGACCGTGAGTTCATGTTTTCTCTTATCTTCATCGATATAAAAAGCTTTTCTGGCTTTGAAATCAAAACGCAAAACTTCTTTATAAGAGCCATCTTCAGACGTTCCATCCCAAAACAACTGGATACCTTTATATTTAATACGAAGATCGAGAAAGTCTTTGCAATTAATGACCTCAAAAAACATTTCTTTAGGAAATAATTCCTCGTCATCACATGTTAATATCACTTTGTGTACATATGGTTCGGAGCGAGTCCCACAATTAGGGCAAACATAATATTTCGCACCTGTATAATATCCGCTACCCATGCTATATTTGCGATTCCATGTACCACCAAATGTATGATTGCAGTCACAATGGTGAATTGTTGTATAAGCAGCATCATAATGTTTTTCAATTATGATGCTATCGAACATTTTACTGATGTATAAACTTGACACAGTTTCCACAGAACACCACCGCCTTAATCGCCAAACATAGCAAAGAGGTCAGCATTTTCTTCTACACTAGGCTCAACCATTGGCTGTGTTTCATCTGTAGCTGGTTCATTATCAACTGGTGCAGGTTCTTTAGCCGTTTTAGACTTACGGTTACGCTTTGGCTTTTCTTCCTTTGCAGTATCCCTCGTTTTGTCTTTAGAAGCAGCTGCCTTAGGAGGCTCTACCACATCAAATGCTTTTACAATTGCATTAGATGCTTTCATGACACCTTCTGTATACGCTATGCCCGCTTGGTATTCTTCCGCATTACCAGGATCCATTTCGATTGCCTTATGTAATATGTCTAGCGACTTCTTACATATATCTGCTTGGCTTTTAAATTGTTGTTTAGCCATATTTAAGCCTCCTCTGCCATAATGGATTTTAAATCGGTGATAAGATCATCTGTCAAAGAGTCGCTTGACGGACGAGTAACACCATGTTTACCGAAAACAGCAATTGCCTTTTTAGCCTTTACACCATCCTCGCCCATCCATTCACGGAATTCCTTATAAAAAGCTTTTTTATCTACAGGCTCAGCAGTAACATCTAGTTCTGTATCTTGTTTAGGTGTTTCTATTGGAGTCTGCTCTTCGACCTTTGTTGTTTCAGCAGGTTTAGGGGATGCAGCAGGTTTAACTTTTTCTTCTTTATTAAGTTTCGTCGGATTACCTTCGAAGTCTGTCACATGAATGTCTTGTTCTTGTTCTTGTTCTTGTTCTGCTTTAGCAACTTTATTTGGTGTTTCTTCTTCCGCTTCAACCTTTCTGATTTTTACAGTTTTAGGATTGACTTTAGGCGTTACCACATCTACATCGATAGTTTCACAAACTGTTGCTGTAGGCGCTTTGCTGTCATGGCAACTACCGCAGCATTGATGGTTTAAAATTTCATTCCATTCTGCGATTTTAAGTGCAAGATCTTCTGTGTCATTGAATTTAATTGTTAAGATATTTTGATTTTCCATGATAGTTTCTCCTTTAGAATTTAAACAGTAATTCATCATCAACT